CATTTTTAATAAAGTTTCTTTTATTTAAACCTGTAGCAAGTGAGTCTGGTAATGTATTTAAAAACTCATCTCTAAATTGTGTTAGATAGGTGTCAATAACTTTATCTGGGTCTCTATAATTTAGCAACTCTTGAATTGTCTGAACAGGATTAGGTTTATATAAATCAATTACTGCCTGAGCTCCTGATGATGCTCCTGTAATTATTTCACCTTTTTGAAAATGAGATTCGTGTATGACATATAATTTATTATTATCAACATCATCTGCTAATATAGTTGTAGTGGCACCAGAACTAGAACCTGTTATGGTTTCACCATTTTGAAATTTACCAAAAACAGAACTCTCTAATAATATTTTATCACCAGAATCAATAACTGTCCTGTCGTTAGTTATTTTTGTACCATCTAAAATTATATTAAAAGAGTTTGCAGTTTCAGTTTCTATGGTCAAACCATCTGTTGATGATATGTCCTTTAAAACTATCATAGCAGATTCCATAAAAATAAAATACTGCTTTAAAAAATCTACAAACTGTGGATGTTCTGATAAGACAAATTCAGGAACTTGTCTTGATATATGATTAGATACTTTTTTATGAAATTTTGCCATTAGTAACTAGTTGCAGTGCTAGTGTATGAAGATGCTGTTGTATAACCAACACCTGCATCTGATGAACCACCATCAAAAGTATCTTCTTGTACTGTAACACTAGAATTTTCAATATCTATTGTTATAATTTGTCCTCTAACTGGTGCCACATCATTTGACTCTGGTGTTGTTGTAATCTCAATAACAGATGAGGTTGCACCTCTAATATCTTCCACTGATGCTATATTTAATGAAGTGATTGTGACTGCACCAGTCGTATAGTCAATTGTACCTTGAGTATTATTTACATAAGTTCTCACACCACCCTCTATACTATATCTTCTAATATTACCTGCACCGTCATCATCTAAGTAAAAAACTGTGTCGTGGTTTTTTATTTTAAAACCTGAAGTTTCTATAACACCACCTGATGATGAGTTGTGACCAGAATGCGGATTATAAATTGCGTTTCTAAAATATACATTGTATGTGGTAGAGGTATTTAATGTTGGTGTAAATGTTTTTCTCATTCTTACTGTTGTTGTATTAGATATAATAGAGTCATCAGTATCATCAATTAAACCAACAACCTTTGAAAATCTAAAAACACCATCAAATTTAGATAAATTATTTGTGTCATAGTTTGTTAGTGTGGTTATAACATTTGTTTTTAATGTATCAGCAGTTAATGACGTATTGTTCTTATTATATTTAACTGTTGATGTTAATAGTATCTTAGTTGTTTCTGGGTCAACAATTTGTGGTTTTACTGAACCAACATTAAAACTTTTTAAACTCTGAACAATACTTTCTTTTGTTTGGTTTGTAAGTGTTGAACCTGATTTAGGATATATTGCTATTTTAACTGTACCATAAACTGGTGTTTCATCATCTTCACCACCCCAAGCAACTACAGATTGAGAGTTAGGGTACAATTCAATAACTTTTGTTTCATAATCTGTTGTTGTCACTGCACGATTTTGAGCAGTATATTGTAGTGGTGCTGAAAATCTAATAGACTCTTTTGATTGTTCATCTGAACCACCTTGAGCATTTGAATTTGTAGTGATTGTTACATTTGAAAATCCGTCAATAGAACCATTTAATGTAAATGAACTGGCACCATTTGCTAGTTCTCTATTTGTAACAATGTATTGTAATTTTACAATGTTACCGTCATCTAGTGCTTTACCAACAATACCATCACCAAAATATACTTCAAATTTACCGTCTTCACCCTCTTGTAAAAAATATACTCTTGATGTATCATTTAATCCTTGATATCCTGATGCTAAAGTAAAAATATTTGTAGTGGTATCAGTTGCAGAATTTTGTATAGTTACTGTCAGAGTTGAAGTATCTGCGTCTGCACTTGGTATAATAAATTTTTGGTCAACATCTGATGTGTTTACTGTGTAATTAAAACTTGCTAATGTGCCTTCATATATTGTTACACCAGAAAATTTGTAAACTCCTGATGCTGGTTGAATTGTTATGTCCTCATTTGTAACAAACTGATAAGATGTGCCGTCAACTGTTGTATCAAATGCAGTGCCTTTTGCTAGTGTTATTGTTGCACCTGAACCGTCATTTACTATTATGTCTATTTCTGCTTGTGGAGCTCTAGGTGATGTAGGTGTATAACCTAATAATTTTCCTAATGACACAATGTTTTTTCTAGTGTCAGCACTGTCAATGTACATTTCATTTGCTAACATATTTGCATTGAAAGAAAGATAGTGAGTATTGTATGCTAATATATCTAGCAGAACTGCCATACCTGAACCTTCAAAATCGTAATCTGAAAACTGGTTTTGTTTTGATAAAAATAATTTTAAGTTTGCTTTTATGCTATCGAAATCTAGTTCTGAAACTTCTAATTTTCTACTCATCTTAATCTCTCTAAATATGATTCTATTTTTTGAATTTGTGGTATACCTATAACATAAAAACTAACTTGCAGTCCGTATCTATTTCTATCTAAATCGGGTGTTGCAATTATTTGTACCAACTTTGCTCTTGGTTCAAAATTCACTAAAACCTCTTCTACCTTCCTTTGCAAATTTAAAGCAACTAGAGGTGTCATTGGTTCGAACAACATTGCTCTTACGTTAGAACCTAATTCTGGGTGAAATGGTCTTTCGTAATGAGATGTATTAATTAAATTTCTAACACTTCTTTTTACCGCCTCTGCGTCTTCTAATTTGTTAACATCATTGGTCACAGAGTTACGACCGAAATCTAAATCTAAATCTTTGTAGATTTTTGTATTTCGACTGGACTTATTAGTGCTTGTTGCGTCATAATTTGCCATAACGTCAATATTTATAAGTAAACTTAACGACCATTCACAAAAACATTACTAGAACC